TGATAAGGCTTTGACTTTAAAACCAGACGCAAAGTTGATCATGTAAGTGAGAATATCTTTATCTTCATCATCGAAGACCTCTTCAATCACATCATCACACGCACAATTATAGGCTTTGGCCCACATCGCACAGGCATCGATGAACTCACGTGCCATGTCTTTGGTCGAGCCGACATAGAACACGTCTTCACCACCTTCAGAGGTAGACTTTGACGCGGTTAATGAAGAGTCAGCAGCTTCCGCCCAGGTTAGACCCGTTCGACGGGACTTCTCGCCAATCTTGAGCTGTGAGTCATCCGCTATCCATCGACGCTGATAAGGTAACAACACTTCTGATGGATCAAATTCACTGCTCAAGATGGCAGTGGCACTTTGATTATTCAGTAACTGATGTTCTTGAGTGGCTAACATTATTTAACCCCCAATTGCGATCTTACCGCGCAATCTTTTGCTTCCAGCAATTTACGTAAGCAAACCGAACGCTCTTCATTGTCTGGTAATGTGTCCACTACGTGATTCGCGGTATCACAGAAAGGCTTACTGACCACCTGTAAGTGTTTAGGTAAATGATCATATGCAAAAAAAGTGAGCATCTTCATTATGCAATCCCCAAAATCTGACGTTTGATATCGGCAGCAGTGGCTGCGGTGATACCTGCTTGTTTAACAATCTTCTCGGTTTGAGTGGCGGCTTCTTCTGCAAAGGCTTTGCGGATTTCCTTTTCAACCTTCTGGCTCACCATGGCGGCTTGCTCGATACGTTGAATGACCAGCGCCAACTGCCCAAGAGCTTTGGGTGGGATTGGTTTTTCTGTTTTTTCAGCTTCATCCATCAAGTGCATGGATGTTTCAAACGCCATGGTGCGCACAAACTCTTGAAGCAACTTGCCGACATCAGACACCGGAGCATCACCGAGCTTGGTTGTCCAAACCTCAGCAACTTCCCGTGCCTGGCGAACGCGGGAGCCGATATTTTCCATGCGTCGGTGGTAGCGATTCATACTGGTATAGCTGACCGTTGCATCATCCGGCAGGCCCGCTTCTTTTATCTTGGCATTTAATGCATCAAGTAATTCTGTTTGCTGCATTTCACCCGAGCGAATAACGGCATTAATCCACTGCTTGATTTCAGGGGGGAGAAGCTCGATTTTAGACTTGCGAGACTTCGCTTTATTGTTTGCCATGGCGATATTCCTATTGTGCGCGAGGGCGCTTAACACCAGGCACAACTGCCTGACCCGTAGAAACATCTTCGCCGCGACCTGTTAGGGTAGCGATTTTGCAGCCGCTCAGTTCACGCAAAGAAATGAGCGCCATTTCTTCTAACCAACTTAAATGCACACGTACCGCATCACGGCTTATCTTGTGGCCATACGCATCTAGACAGCAGTCAATAATGGATTCATTGGCTTCATAACCTGGCATCTCCTGCAGAGAACGCAGAATCACTAAGCGCTGGTCTTCTTTTACAAGCTCTTTAAAGCCCATATACCTCCCGTTTACTTTTCAACACTCAACTGCTGCTCTAGCAGCAACTGCGCTAAATGATCGACTGGCTTTAATGCCGCCCGTAATTCTTTCATCTCGCCCCGCATTTCTGTTATTTCTACTTTCAATGCATGGAGCTCTTTATCTGTCGGGAGGGATTTAACGTCCTCCCTCAACTTACTGACGTCTTGCTTTACTTCATCCAACTCTTCACGACGGACATACGTCTTAGAGAGCAAGGTCAGTAATATTTGTGCGACAGTAATAACGCCAGCCCACACCATGGGCCACCATGTTTTAACCAGCTCTTCCATGTTATGTGTGTTCCTTACCTGCTTGACACGGCACGCAGCGAACGGCATTGGGCGCAGCTTCAAGACGGTCTAGTGGGATAGTTAACCCGCACGATAGGCAATAACGACCATGCTCATCTTCATCGGGCTGTTCTATGCAGCGTGTACGTTGATGAGCAATGGCTTTTTCCCTGAATGTTTGCTCAAACTCTTGAGCCTTATCGAGCTGGTCGGTCATTAGTACCCCCTCGGTCTTGGTGGAATAGGGTTACCACTTCGGTCTAGAGGACTTAGGCTTTTAAGTGTCGTCATTGCATCACCCACCATCGAGCCTGTACCTTTCGTCATGCCGCGCTTATCAGCAGTGCGCCAACCTAGGTAGGTAAGGAACGGCATCATCAAACCAGCCGCTATTTCCCAATTCGCACCTGTACCTTTATCCCAAGCATCAAGACCATCAAACAGGAAGATATAAGCAATGGCAGAATACAAACTCAAACGACACCCCCAAGGGCGGGTGTGGCGAACGTATTCATCTTCAGCCTTATCACCTTCACGAATCGTAACTTGGGTTTCATGGTGTTCGGCTTGCTTATCACTAAGCGTTAACTCATGACGACGAGTTGTTTCTTTTTCCAGTTCGACCTTAATCTTTTCAAGTTCAATCAAAGATTCTGGTGGAAGGTTTTGCAGCTCACGAGTAACAGCCAGCTCTTTTTGTTGCTTACTAGCACCGAACATTGAATCGGCTTTCTCTACTGCATCGGCAACTTTATCTGCTGTATCGCTGCCGCCAAACAAACTTGATATTCCGCGAATTGCAGTTGGCCCGTATTCCATGGCAAGTGCAGCCACACCCGCAATTACTGAAAGTGACATTGGCGTAAACTCCTGAGTGTGGATAGACGGTTACTGGATAAGGCGATGGACTTTTTAGGGTGGCAATGCTGTTGAATGTCGATTGCAGAAACGCCATTCCACGATTGATTATAAAAATGCTGCATGGTGCCGTCGTGGCTATGAAGTGGTGGGCTACTGGGCACAGACTCGCCACCTTGAAAGGCGGTGAGTTCTGCATTTAGCCGATCGTCTCGACCTTTGGTTTTTGAGAAATCCCAATTTCTACCCATTACGCAGCCAACTCCCAAGCAGCATCGGTTAAATCAGCAAGGCGGTTATGCCACCCTTCGATATAACGCGTTTGTGAGTAGTTGTTCTTTAGAATGCGGGCGTAGTAGCGAGCACGGCGCAAACCGTAACGTGAGACCAACCATTCAGCATCTGAGCCATGAACGGCGGTGCGGGTGTTAGGGCCCATTTTGCCATCGGCTTTTGTACCTGCAATTTCTTGCAGCAATTTAATGGCTGTGATTGCCCCGTGCTGAACGGCAGAATCCATTTGATACAGCGCAACGTTGCCTGCAAACTCGTGGCAATATGCCGCTTTCCAATAGTTGGTGTAATAAATCCGTACCGCACGGTCGATATCTAATGTGGCAATATCGACACCAAGGAAGGCGCGTTTGCTGATGCCGTATTTGGTTTCGCCGCCAGGGTCTTTGGGGTCGTTAACGTAACCACCATCAGCACGCAACCCACCTTCTTTTTCAAGAATGAAGTGTACGGCATGGCAGAATTGGGGCGTGTAGCCCTTAGTGGAGAATGGATATTTGAAAGGCATTTGGCACAACCGAATGATTTAGTGGGTTTATTCGATTGTGCTATTTATTTAGATAGGGTGAGATTAACGCGGATTATCTATTATTTTTCCATAAATCTTCATTTTTTTGTTTTTCATCAATACTAGCTTGCGTATCGTTATCATCGCTTCTTTTTTTGTACAAAAAAACACAGAGTACGCATAACAACAATCCCCCTACAATCACTCCGATATCTTTAAGGTAAATGCCTTTACTATCAAGATATCCGATCCCAAGCGCAAGTATAATCACTGGAGCAAAAAAACCAACAAGTCTAAATAATATCAATGCAACTAAAATTGCTAAAACCAACACAATAAATTCCATTCCGCCTACTCCTATTAAGCTCACCATTCGTTAAAAATATTTTAAAACAATTCTGGTTGATGTTTTTTAATTTCACGTTTGCGCATTTTAGCAACCACTCGGTAAATATGCTGCATGCTTACGTCATATTTTCTAGACAACTGCACAACATTATCACCTGTAAAATCATTCCATATATTTAAATGGATGAGCATAACTTCAAGATGATGCCCACGAGGCAAGTAAAATTGCATTCCACCAAACGTTTTACAGATTTCACTGAGTAACTTTATGGCGATGGCTGGGTCTGCGCCTTCACTCTCTAATTGACGCTTTAGTAGATCGTGCATGTCTCGCATCGCTTCCGGCCATCGGTTACTGTCTTGCTCTTCTGTTAACTGCTCAATATCAGATAAAGAGACGCCTTCAAAACCAAACATATCAACGGTGGCGTCATTATTATTAATTTGCTTGTCCATGGTTAATCCTCTCGCATTCAATCAATTACGAAAACTGTAACCGATTAAAGCGGTGATGTATCAAGATTACCTTTGGATTATTTTTTATTTGTTACCTCTTCATAGCATATTAAGACTGATGCATAACTTTTTGCAGCGCGAATTTGCAGTAACTTTTCGTGACCATTTTCCACCATCCATTCTCGCAACGCGCGGGTATGCCACTTTTTTAATGACTCTAAAACAGCATAGGCTTGATGGCTATCCATCCAACCAACATGATCAATGTCTTTATTTGTCATGCGTCTTACATAGGCATCTAATGCCGCTTCACTTCTATCTTGCACGATACCGTGTTGATACATGGTGATCCAAATCGCACGTATTTTATCAATCTCGGCATGCTTGGCTTTACCAGAACGCGGACTTAAACGGCGTTTAAAGCCTGTTTTACCGACCTTTGCTTGGCGTTTAAATCCTTTCGCTTCCATGTGGGCCACTACCAATTCAAGCTCTTTGATGCTCATCTTGGAGCATGACACTTTACTCGCCACTTCTTGTAGCATGGCGCGATACGTTTCATCATCTAAACCAAGCTCTCGCTTGCCGACGTGGATCAATTGAATTAGGCGATTGCGATTATTCATAACGACCTCTAAAAAAAATGGCGGCGCTTTCGCGACCGCCGGACGTATTAATACGAAGGCGACTTAGCAACCTTCAATCTCTCTATATCGCTTATTAATTAACGCAGAAGGCAACAATTCAAGCCCGCACACCCACCTCAGTACATATTGACGACCATCATCTTCTTCACTGCACGATACAAAAGCCGTCGGGTTTTCTAAAATGGATTCTATTTCTTCTAACTCTTCTACCAAGCTGGGGTGAGGATGCCTTGACGTTACTAACTCATTCAGCTGACTTTTAACGCCGACTTCAAATGAAGAAAGGGGAGCCGTGTTTTCTTGGGTGAATCCAATAAGATCATCCTTTCCCACCACGGCGCAAGCGACCTCTAATACCTCTTTCTTAATCAGCAAACCATCAGCTGCTTTTGTTGAAAGAAAGACAAGAACGCTGCTTGCCAACTCTAGCTTTTCCTCGGGAGTAATATCTCTAACCAACATATTGTGAATCCTTATTTATCGGCTGCTCATCAGTGCCTAGCCGCCATGCTAGGCAGACAAACAAGGGCTGGCCTTGTTTGTTTCGCTTAATTTACCGCGTCAAAAATGCGGCTTTGACTAACTCTAATCCCTCTAGTTTTTTAAACTGACGACACAGCACAGAGGCTTTTGAGAAGTACGGTAAATGATATTCATGGCGGTCATGCAAATGCGGGAACGCCTTTTTTGCGCGACGTTTACCAATTGTTCTTTCTAACTCTTTAACTTGTTTGAGTGAATACATTGCTTTGGTTTTTAGCTTCCATACGTCATGAAGAATTGTTGGCGCTGCATCTTCTTGGGTAGCATTTTCTTGAAGAGTTCTGCTAGTCCATACTCCTTTTATTGAACCGTCGATATAGACACCTAACTCTGTTTTGCCTTCACTAGAGCGGACACGGTTAATACTGACCAAATACCCGTTAAATTTAAATTCAACATTTACAAAATAACCTGCCATTTCTTCTTCAAGGCTTTTCCACTGCTCTTTCGTGATTACTGATTTTTCCGTTGTCATATCATTCGCCTTTTCTGATTGCTACCGATAACTTTCCATCTAATATCGAGCGGTATTCTTCTTCAACCGAAGAGGGCTCTTTCCCCATCATCCAGCGAAGGGCGGCGGCATAGCCATCTTCAAAAGAATCATATGGATAGGCTGTGCCGACTTCTTCCAATAAACCTTCTGCACAAAATATTTCATTCTCAATCGCGCTAATACTGTGTACGGCAATGAATGACTTATTACACATACGCTCACCTTTGTTGTTAATTAACTTACTCATGCGCCTTGCACACGCATGGTGAAAGCTAACTACACCAAAGGCTTAATTTCGTAATCACACACATAAGCGCCGTGCGCCAATTCATTACCGTCTTCATCGGTATGCCGTATATTCGTTTTGGTTGATACGCCATGAATGCGCCCAATCATTACGTTCTCTACACCTTCATCCCACACATCACCCAAGTAACATTGAATATCGTCATTCGAATGCAATCTTGCTTCTTCTTTCGTTTTGAAATAAAGAAATGAGTCACCCCCTGGGTCATGGGCAAACCACGGGTATTCTTGCGATGGTGAATGCTGATAATTCTTTTCAGAACCGTTTATATACCTAATGGTGTTATTGCTGATGACTGGCTGTGCAGGGGCAGTAAATGGCAATTCAATAACGCCATCCTCGACATTAAAACCAATGACATTGCCATCCATGTCCGTTATTACCAAGCCTTCAGATATCACCGCTAAGTGCGTAGCTAAAATGCTGGTTACATCGCTAACGTCTAGGCCGCAGTCTTCAATCGCTTTGATTAAGTTTTTGTTCATGTAGCTAACTCCTGCTGTTATTTAAAACACCACAATACAAACTCAACAACTGACCACTGAAAAACAAATGCAGCCATTACGAGCAAAGTAAAAATCAAACCCCATCCATAATCTTGTATTTTTTCCATATCGATAATTCCTTATAGAGCGGCAAGATCTAATGGGATATTGATTAGCTTTCCTTCGCCATTACGCTCACGAAAGTTCATGTAGGCTTTTGAACTCGTAACCATAATGGCATCGGCGATAGCATCCATTGCGCGAACCCAACGCTCGTCAGGGAATTTACCCTTGAATTTACGCAAGGTAAGAACACGGCCAGTATTGAGGTTGCCTTCTTTGTCTACTTCAAAGGCATCGTTAACCAATACCTTTAGGTAATCGTTCGCGCCAGAACTCCACTCATGCACGCATTCATCAATCAGGTCTTTTGCTATTTGCAGCTCAGGGCCAAGTACGATTCTGTCTTGCACTGTAATTTTAATTTGAAGTGCTCCGTCATAAGACGTGAACGAGAATCCGCCTTTTGAGCCACCTTTCTTTTTCTTACTTTCATAACGCTCAGCCAATAGCTCTTGAAATGCATAGCAATCATCAAAAACTTCTCGTTTAAAGGCACGAAGCAAGGTTTGGATTTCACGCGCTCTTTGGGTGTGCTTGATAACAAAATCATTAATTTCCATGTCGTAATCATCAACCATAGAAATAGGCACAAGGCGTTGTTTGCTATCACGCATATATCCCGAAGGCACTGTTGTGTCTTTATCTTTACTTTGCTCTGGTGTTTGCTTAGTGGATTGAGGCATTGTTTAAATCCTTTTTTGGTTCGAGGAAATCTTTAGCGGCAACCGCTACCGCTCTTGGGAGTTGCGTCGCAACATGGTTAGCTAGGCCATTCAATAGCTCTGACTTTCCCTTGGTTGATGTGCACGCAAATTCAAACTGACCATTCGCGTGTTCTTTAATGGTTATAATTACTTTTGCCTTGATTACTGGCTTCGCCATGACTCATTCCTTTTCCGTTATATTTAAGGTATCGGCATTGCGTTCGACACCCATTGAAATCAACATACTTTCTACGTCTTGAGTAACTTGTGAGGTGACAGCATCCACACCCGCATCACCCGTAAATTCTGCTAACCCTTTAAACCCAATACGCCCATCAGGTGTGCGACCAAACTCCAGCGTAATCTTTGCCATATCAAGCCCCTCCAATGGATGCGCAGCGCAGTAACTTGTGAAAGGCCCTTGATACTGCATCATCATAGTTATATTGCTGTGCGCGAGTATTCGCTGCGCGTTGTTTTTTGGGGATGGGCTCCTTCGCACCCTCAACCTTGCTAATCCATGCGCCTTTTAAGTTGCGGCAGTAATTGCACACGCCGCCAGTTAATACCCAACATGGCCGCACCCGACGGCACGCAGGACAGGGAATAAATAAACCAACCTCTGTCACTAAGGTGTACACGTAAGGTTTTCTGTTTGAGCGGGTGATAAACCCTCTAGCAATAAGCATTTGTAATCGACCGTGAACACCTCTTTTTGATGCACCACCAACACTAACGGTTAATTCAGTTCTAGTGGCTGGGTGGTCGCGCAACTGCTCAATAATCTTTTCAACAAGCACGTGATAATCCTTATCAAAAGTTTTTAGGCCATACCGAATTGGTGGTAGTACTGTACTCATTAAGATGGCTAACAAGCGCCTTACATTGCTCGGTCTGCGCTTCTGGTAATCCATCAGTCCAGCGGATAACGCAGCTATTAAAGCGTGCAACATAAATAGTGCGACTTTCTGCACCACCAACACGCTCTACAATGGCGACGGCTTTCTGTGAGAGGCGAACAGTTGGAAAGTTAATTTCAATGACTGGGCGTGAGTGCGAAAGATTAAAAGCAACAATTTCACTGCCTGCTTTACCTAACAGTGCTACGGCATTTCTCACTACGCGACGTTTTTCATTTAGATGCATCATTGCTTTCTCCTTACCCAACCATGGTTGGGTAAATTCCAGTTGGTTGCGGGCTTTCTTCATCCCACTTTGTTTTCGCTGCTTTTGCATGACAAGGACAGTAGTGATCGCAAGCCAATGTATTAACAAACCAATTGTCTAAATTAAAAACCGCATCTTCTGCATTGGCTGGGTCAAAACATTCGAGCTCTGCTTCTTTATTGCATCCATCGGCATCACAACGAACCATTGCTTTAAAAGTCATACCTCACCTCAATCGTTGGTTTCTAATTCAGCAAACGCTTTGCGCAGCACTTGCTCATTAATGGTCTGGCCTTTAGCAAACATCGCTGCCAGTTTGAGTGTTTTACTTAGCAATCTAAGCCCACCTGGACGCTCACTGATTTGCAGCATTAACCCGCGTTCAGACTCACCATTTACATTCCAGGCATCTGCAATAGCACGAACATCAGATTGCTTGGTTTTGTGGATGCCGCGCTTTTTCGCAATGCGAGAAAACAAGCGTGCAAAATCTTCATTACGACGACCACCAGTAAGCTGTGTGTAAACCTTGTTGTTACCCACCAACACCATGCCGATAGCCGTCTCTTCTTGAAGTATTCGTAGCTCTTCTAGCGTCGGGTAATCAAGGTGATCGGCTTCATCAATCACTACTAAACCTTCACTGCCAATCAGGCGGTTTCGGATAACGCGAGAAAGCGGTCCTTTTCGGCGTGGCGCATCATCTAAACCCAACTCCATTGCCAGTTCATATAAGCATTCAGTTAGGCTTGAACGGCTTGGGCTTGAAGTGATCATCCACACGTTATTATTGCTTCGTTTGTATTCGCGTAACGCCTCCGATTTACCCACACCAGACGCCCCAAAAATAACCACAATTGATTCGGTCACTTGGGCATACATCATGTCGTCAGTCAGCTGTTTAGCTGTTGGTGTCATAACAAAGCCAGGGTCTTTACTTGGGGTGGCATTGCGTTGTTCACGCATGCGTAACCACTGGTTAAGTTTTTCAATCATTTTGGTTGGATCAGCTTTATATGAACCATTCAATATTTGGCTTAGTGTGGCAGGTGATACGCTGATTTCTTTTGCGATCTGAGACGCTGAAACAACCTTCGATTCTGTTAATGCACGGATGCGCATTAATGCTTCGGTTTGCTTCGCTTCTGCGCTGCCTAGTTCAACCACGTTTGTGTTCATATCAATCTCCATTTATGGAAGGTTTAAATAGGGCCTAAAGTTTGTTTTTGTATTTCTGATCAAATAGGTTTGAAATGCTCTGGCTAAAGTTCTGGTCGTACTCGTCTTCAGCTTCTTCTAAGGGCATCGCCTTTACTGCGGCATTACCAATAGAAGTAGGACGGAAAGGCTCTACCACTTTATTTTCAGGAATGATTTCCTCTTCAAGCGGTTTCATCATTGCGGCCACCTCTAAAGCGGTCATGCGCTCAAGTGACTTGGTTGCCTCTTTCGTGGCTTTCGTATGGCGTTTTCTCTCTTTCTTAATTTCACGAGCCGCTTGAGTATCACCAAAAGCAGCATCCTCACGACATTCCGCCACACAGATATGCACACCATTTAATGTGTAAATTTCGATCGATTCATGAAGCTTTTGAGGGTCAAATCGAGCAACAAGCTTTTGCCCGATGTAATCCAACATCCGCTCATTGAAATAAAGATTACGACGCCCTTCTAAAATGCCGCCAGCGTGAAGCGCTATCTGACCATGCTTAGTTACCTGAACCGCTTCGGCTTGCAGCATCATCATATGCAGCTGGCTTGCGGTGGCTTTACGAATAGGGGCTGACTGGTAACTCGCATTAAAAGCCTGATCAAAACTCATATAGCCGCGACAGATTTCTGTTTTTCGGTTTTCTTTGGCGTTGTACATTTCCACGCCTTTGGCTATCACGTTTAAGAACGCTTCCACGTCAATATTATTACTGCCATAGTTATCGGGTTTAGCCATAGGGTTGTCACCCGTAAAGGCACCAACACAAGCTGGGTGTCGGTCTATGTACTCACCAAGCCCACCATTACCAAAGGCACGTTCGATTGGTTTTGCTTGACCATGACCTTTACCGTAAATCACGCTTGACCAGTGAAGCTTAATGCCAAGCATTGGGATGATGCCTTTAGGATCATCTTCTTTAACTTTGAATCGATAACGGCTCCGCACACCACCAGTCATCGGTTTGTTTGCAGCAGCACGGGTATTATCCAATGTCATTTCTTTTGGAATGCCGAACTTCTCGCACACGTCCATCAGTGAAAGGCGGATGCTGTCGGTGTTCTCACTTAAATCACAACGCCAACCAATAATTTTTCGGCTGTAGATATCCTGCCAGAACCATGTTTTAGGGCGAATAACATCACCGTTGAACCACTTAACAAACACGTTATGTTGATAGCCATCGCCATTAATCCACTCCATTGCATGTAAGTCTTCAACTGTGCGTCGTTGTGGTGGGTACATTTGATGTAATGCATGCTCACCTTCACGAAGTAGTACGCGTTGCTGATTCGATACCTCATGTTCTAAGCGGCGCGATAAGCTACTTAAACTAGGGATCACCCAACCATGCTCCTTTGCCGCATCCAGTAAGCGCTCATAACAAACCGTCATTGAAGGTTGTTCAAGTCGCAGGTAATCGCCCATGAAAAACGCCCATGCTTCTTGTGATACAGGAGCAAATTGGTTTTCTTTTTTAACCTGAGCCGCTGCAAAATGCTTCGGCAGCAAAGCAGGGGCCCAATCACACTCTTCAATACCTTTCACTCTTGAACATGCGCGGCGCAGCGTAGATAGGGTGCAGCCATACTCATCACAAACAGACTGGTAGGCGTCCATTTTTTTCACGCCATTCCCAACCAAGGCAAAGGTGGCTCGAACAAGAAGCAAAGCTTGTTGTGCTTTCTCTTTAGCGGTGTTGTTGGTTTTATCCCAACTAGACCAAAGAGCATCACGGCAGTAGCCAACAGAATCTTTGTTTTTCTTTGGCAGGTTAAGAACTTGACCGCCTACTTTTATTTTGTCTTGCTTACGATACAAAGCCGCTTGAGTGGTAGGAACAAATGATGAGATGTGGTATTCCTTTCCTCCACCACATCCTGACCTTGGTCTAGATAACCAATCTTCACTTTTAGCTTTATAATTAATACCTTGAACGGTTTTAGGGAGAACTGGTAACCCCACTAGTTCTGATGCTGAGTACCATTCCATAATCAACCTCGCTTAGCTTCTCGACGGGGGAACCGACTTGGCCAGATGGCATCAGCGGGCATACCTATGGCTGCCGCAATAATGTCTTCACCCTTAGGCCAGTTAGATCTAATTGCGTTCCTTAAAGTTGTTTTACCCAACCCATGAGCCTCCCCCAAAGTTGAGTATGTCCAACCACTTGACTTTAAAGCGGCCAAGATGAACTCATCTTTCAAGTCGCCATTATCTTTCCTGATTTGAAAGTGTGTTTGCTGATCCATAAAAAGCCTCTATACTCACTTGTTACTCAGTCAACTAACTCAATAGAGTTAATTCATGAGCTTAATATGAACGCTAAAGGGTTGAGTGTCAACTTTAAAAAGCGCATCACTTCACTCTTTAGAGTCCCGACTATCGACTCTAAAGGGTTTATTTAATAATAATCAGAGACTTAACTCGAGATGAAAGACAGTAAAAAAACTTTAAATCAACTTTCAAGTTATAAAGCAAAACTTGAAAGCGCAGATTCAATCCAAGATAGAATTCAGTTTTTAGTTGATTGTGTCGGAAACCCTAACTCATTTTCTAAGCTTGTCGGGATTTCTGTATCAGGATTAAAGCGATACCTTTCTGGTGGGGAGCCAACAGCAGCCAAAATATTACAAATAGCTGAAAAGTCTGGAGTTAGTGCAGGATGGATACTTACGGGGCGTGGTTCTATTCTTGAAGTTGAAGGGCATGGGTATATTGGTAATGAGCGCGCAATCGCCTTGTTAACAGGTGATGATGACATATTAGACGTTCTAAATAATAAAGGAGCAGAAGATACCAAAGACATTTCAGTTAGATATGCGTTAATAGAAAATGCATTTAACTCATACTCAGATTGTACAAAGAACTTTTTAACATCCAGTCTCCTGGTGAACTCTAAAGAGTTCGATATGGAGGTCTTTGAAACGATATTACATGAACTAAAAGGTTCATTCTCTGAAGAATTTTCTTTAATACCAGGGTATCGAGTGCAAGTTTCCGCTGGGCATGGTTCATTAAATCCAGATCAACTAGAACCAACACGCCATCTAGCATTTAGGCGAAAGTGGTTGAAGTACAGAGGGTTTAACGAGAAAGATTTAGCGATAGTGTGGGCGAAAGGCGACAGCATGGAACCAACGATCCATAACAACGATACGTTGGTTGTTCACCTTGGTAGAAACAAGCCGGCTGATGGGCACATATACATCTTCAGGAACGGCGATGAACTCTTTGTGAAGCGTTACCAGAGCATGCTAGGCTCATGGCGATTAATCAGTGATAACAGCTTCTACAGCGATTTAGATATACCAAAAGATGATCAGCACCAGTTTGATGTCGTAGGTCAGGTGATTCTCATCGCAAAAGACTTAGGTGATTAAGTTTAAATCTTTAAATATAATTTAAAGCCAGTTCCTACAAACCAACCCAGTGTTCATTTTAATAGCGTAAAAAGGCACGATTCAGATTTATTGTTCATTTCTAAATTTTCCAATCAAATCAAAAAGGGTTCAGCCAAATCAACCGAACCCTTGTATTCATTGGGCTAACCGCCTATATCCTAGAAATACCGCCTATAACACATATTGTTCATGTCTCTAGAGTGCATACAGCCGTCCATCTCAGGCATCATCCAATCACTGAGTACAAACTGTATATGGGCATTGACTTTCAACACTTCCAAAGCTTGCAAACCATCACTTGCTGTAATGACATTGAAACCACGCTTTGTCAGCATTTTTTCCATAAACATAAGCATTGTTCGATTGTCATCAACCAACAAAATGTCTCTCATAAATGTCGTACCTTCTTTTCATTCTTACTCTGCATGAAAAACGACTGCATTAGCTAAGATTAAATTCAATTTATCAGAAACATATGGCATATATAACAGAGTCTAGTAATCTTTATGACGTTAGCCAAAAAATTAGACAAAAAAATTACTTGATGATTAAGTTAGGTGTAACTTATTAATTATTAGTAAGTTCATATCACTCTATTGTATGTAAATTTAGCCACCATAAGCAGTGTATGCATAAAAGATTATATCTCTATTTATTTTGTTTACTATGCTCATCTATTGTGATGTCGAGTGAATATATGGCTGAAACGGCTAAACAAGCTCCCAAACCGATATCACCCAACCTCACAAAAGCCATTAGCTTAGATGAAGAGTCTGAGCCCGCTGAATCTAACTTAATTTGGAAAGGCGTATCCAGTTCTTTTGATTTGCCATTTGAAGAATGGGACAACGATGATGAAGAACGGACATGGTTAAACGGTTTAAGTGGTAATTTTGCGCTTGGTTATCCTTTGCTTCAAACATCTGCAGCTAACCTACCCGCCAATGCCACAACGGGGCCAACAAACAATAATGCGACCGCGACGTTATCGCTAAAGTACACAATTTTAGGCAATTGGTTTATCTCTAGCACGCTGTATTACTATATCGACGGTGATCAACAACAAGCTTGGAATCCCGATTTTACTTATGTTTTTGGCTACAGTGATTGGCGTCCTTATACCTTCAGCTTGATGTATGCCAACTACGGTGGTAATCGCTTTAAAGCAACAGAAGAGCAACCCGTCACGAACTTTGATCAAGGAACATGGTCTTTGGGTTGGAAGTTCCCTATCACTAAACCCTTTATTGATTGGCTTTCATTTACAGATGAAGGGGCGATAGGCTGTCAAACAGATTTTAACTTCACGCCTGAATACTTCGACCTTGCATCAACAACCTACAAAAAAGGTCATAAGACGCTGAGCTTAGGGTGTAAATATGCAATATTTGGAAATTGGTATGTAAATGCGACTGCATTTTATTATTTTGATAGCAGCCAAAAGCAGCCTTGGAATCCCGATTTTACCTATGGCTTTGGTTACTTCGATTGGCACCCCGGAACAATTACCATTCAATATAACAACTACTCAGGTAACCGCTGGCATCCATCAGACCGAGGTGAAGATACAGGGCGGTTTATAGATGGTGCTTTCACTATCGCCTACTCTTTTACCTTCTGATTTTTGCATTTTAAGAATGCGTTTAGACAGCCGTACTCATTACCTTACTTCGGCATTCTGGGCAGAAATAAGAGTTTTTATGAATATGGGCATGACACGAAGGGCATTCAATATGTTTACGATCTTTACTCATACACATCAAAATAAACCCTATGGGTCCTAAAACATAACCCAATAAAACACCTGCGATCAGGTTACCTTTACAATAGCCAATATACACAGAAGCAATAAAAAAGAACGCATAGAAACTTAACCAAAAGATCAT